AAGACTTACTGGAATGACCCTATCAACGCAAAAGACAAGCAAATATGGGAACATCCTACAATTAAGCCACAGCACATGATTGAGAAACTTATACGAAACAGCTCAACACAAGGACAATTTGTTATGGACTTATATTTGGGTTCAGGCACTACAGCTGCTGCGTGTAAGAAATTGAATAGAAATTTTATTGGTAGTGAAATTAACGAAAAGTATTACAATATAGCACTTAAGAGAGTAGAAGAAACTGTACAAGAAACGGAGGACGAACAGTCCCCACTTACGGAGTTCTTTGAATGAAATACGAATTTATAGATGATTACCTTTATATTGATGGTGAAAAAATTAAGATTAAATTTGAATTTCTTTCATACGAAAGAAGTGCTTTTTGTTTGTCAGGTGAATACGAAGGCGAAATAAAAACAAAACAAGTTCAAAATAAAAACGATTTTTGTACTAATTTAGTCTGTGATTACGATTACGAACAATATAATTCAGCATTTGAAATTTTCGGTAATACAATAAATCTTGAGCTTATGCAGGATATGAAAGTTTTGCACGGTATTGATGCCGAAACAGAAATGATGAACGCATTTAAGTGTATTGTTGTTAGAATTAAAGACCAGGAATTAAATTATCTGTTTGATAAAGAACATAAGAAAGCTCTAGTTAAAGCAAGATTGATAGATATGCAGCAAGACTTTGAATAAATTATCGCAGTTTAAGATTTTTGAAAAAATAATTTGTATATAAATAAATTACTATATTTTAATTGTCCGAAATGGTGTAAGCAGGATAACGAGGAAAGCTCACCATTGGATGTGAAAACGATAAAATAATAGGAGAAAAAACGATGGCTAATAAATTGTTAGCAAAAATGAAGAAGGAAAAAGCCTTCTTGGATGTCTTGGCTACTGAACACAAGGCAGACGAATGGTTATCAACAAATTGTATTTCTGTTAATTTGTTGTTAAGTGGTAAAATCCAAGGCCGGAATTAAGAAAGGTGCTATTAGTATGATTTGCGCTGACTCTGGTTGGGGTAAATCTATGATTGGTTACTCTGTTCTTAAATCTGCTTATGATTCCGGTATGGATTGTTTCATTGTAGATACAGAAAACGCAACGAATTATGAAGTTTTGGCTTCTCTCGGCGTTAATATGGATGAAGTTGGTGTTTTCAACACAAACAGAATTCCTGAAGTAAAACAAATTCTAGCAAAGCTTGGTAAGGGTTTGACCAGAGAAGAAGCACGAAATGTGTTTGTCTTGATTGACTCCTGGGGCCCTCTCGTTACCGAACAGGTAATGGAAAAGGCAGAAGAAGCTAGTTCCGCAGCTGATATGGGTAGTACTGCTCGTTTCAAGAACGAACTTGCTAATGTTCTTTTGGCTTGTAATTTCACAACACTTGTATTGAACCACGTTTATGCTTCTCTACAAATGTATGGTGATGCTTTCGCTATCCCTGGTGGTAAGAGAATTTTCTTCAACTCTGATGCTATTATGCTCGCTTCTAGTGCTGCTAAAGATAAGGACAAAGAAGGTAACATTCTCGGAAAGATTATTACCGCTCAGGTAAAGAAGGGTAGAGCTGCTAAGGAATTTGTCAAAACCAAGTATTTGATTTTGCATAATGGTGGTGTTTCCCCTTACTATGGATTGTTGGACGAAGCCGTTGAATGTGGCGAAGTCTACAAACCAAAGCCAGGTTACTATTCTCGTACAAATTTTGACGTAGATAAGACCACTGGCGAACCAACAAAGATGTGGAAGGAAGATGAATTGTATAACAAGGACTTTTGGATTCCAATTTATCAGACCGAAAACTTCCGCCACTTCGTTGAAGCTAAATTCGCATTTGAAGACCAGGAACTCATTTCCTCTTCCGAAAATGTTTTGGCTATGATAAATGGTAAGACACCAGTACCAGTAGCTGACGAAGACGAAGAATAAAAATTTAAGTGGTGGGTTCGCTATTCATAGGAGGTGGTGTTTGTGGCGGGCCCATCACTTTCTTTTTATCAGCTCATAAAAAATAATTTGTTTGCACCGGTTAATTTTTATTTTTATATTTGGTTATATGGTAAATCAAGATTTTGAAAAAGTAATTATTAAAGCGTTATACGCAAATCCCTCTATATGTGCGAAGGTTCTTCCTGAACTAACCGACAAATGGTTCAGTGAATATGACACTAAGGCTATTGTTAATAAAATAATTGAATTTAATACTAAGTACAGTAATCTTCCAAATGCTATTGAGTTAAAGAGAATGATTACTGATGAAAAAACTTTGAAGGTATTAGACGATGCTTTGGCTATTGCCGATGAAGAAGTTAATACACCATATCTTATTAGTGAAATTGAAGAATTTGTTAGAAAGAAGCTACTTTACAACATCAGTACAAACATTCAAAAATATGCCGCTGGTACTGACGCACAGAAAGGTTCATTTACAGATAATGTAGCAGATGCTGAAGCATTCACTTTTGATGACAACATTGGTTTTGATTTCTTTAGTGAAGCACAAAGATTGTATGAAGACGCAAACACTAAAGAAGTTATTTTCAAGAGTGGACTTAAAACGATTGATGATTTAATCGGTGGTGGTTTCCACGAAAAATCGCTTTCTTTGATTATGTCCAGTACGAACGTTGGTAAGACTTTGATTATGTGTTCATTGACTACAAACTTCGTAATGCACGGCTATCGTGTTTTGTATGTAACCTTTGAAGATAGTGAAAACAAGATTGCTACTCGTATTGCCCAGAATATGTTTGACATTACTCAACAGCAATATAAGGTAATGAGTAGAGATGATTTCGCTAAGGCTTTTATGAAGGCAAAAAGCATTGCTGGTGGTGATAAACTTGTTATTAAAGAATATCCCGAAGGCACTGTAAACGCACTTCAAATTGAAGCACTAATTAAGGATTTGAAGGACAAAAAGAGATTTGTGCCTGATGTATTGGTAGTAGATTATATTGGTTGTATGATTCCTAACGGAAAGCCAAATCCAAATCTTAACTCCAATAGTTTATTAACATTGGCAGCACAACAAATTCGTGCCCTTGGTATGAAATACGGGTTCCCAGTTATTTCTGCTTCTCAAACAAACAGAGGTGGTTATAATACTGCTGAAATTTCTTTGAGCGATGCTGCTGACTCATTCGGTCAAAATATGAAGGCCGATGCTGTCTTTGCGGTCACACAAACTCCTGAAATGAAGGACCAGGGAATGTATAATGTTCAACTTCTTAAAACTCGTTATGGTAACCAGCGCGGTCAATTCGTAACGATTGGTGTAGATGTTGAAAAGCAGAGAATTTATGATTTGAACTCAAGTGCTTCTGTTGCTGCTAGAACACAAAATGTTGTAGATAATGTTGCTGAAATTCAGTCGCTCGGTAGTAACCCATTCTCTAGTATTACTGGTGTTACTAACCCAAGTGCTAGCGGTAAAGATTTGTCAAATTTGAATAGTGTATTTTAAGGAGTACTTATGGATTTTGATAGTTTAATTGAAGATGGCGAAGGTTTATCAAATAGTCAAAACACTAAGGATAAATTCTTCAAAATTATGCGAAACAATGGCTTTGATTTTTCGGACATTGATGAAGCAACTAAGCTCCCCAAATTCCTTATTCCAGTGATTGACAATGATACTGAACCATTCAATAAGTTCAATATATTGCTTTCAAAACTACATAAGAATAAGGAGATAAACATATTAGAAGCTCTATCTATATTGGTTGAAGATTATCTTGAACCACCTATGGCTTTGAAATGTTTGGACGAACTTAACTATGTTGCTTTAACAACAGAACTTAAATCAAAGTTCAAAATTAAATCCAACACAAAACAGGATTTGTCAATTTTAGATTTCTTGAATTAGTATGCTTACCACTGACGGAATGTACGCTTTATATCGTGAATTGAAAGGTTTGTTGGAGAAACCTACTCCATCCAAAGTAAAGAAGTTTACAACAAACTATTTCAGGTATTTCACAGAACATTACTATAATGCTACGGCTAATTGGAGTGCTGGAGCAAGTAATTTCGTGACCTTAACAAATGCGATTAACAGTGGGCATTTCTCATTGGATGCGTTCTGTGTAATCTTCATTGGGTATTACATAACGCAGAACAAATTGCTAACACAAAAATCATTGAATAGTATTGACAAGCTGAAGGAATTAAATAAATTTTATACACAATTTGAAATGACAAAACAAATTGAGTATATAAATAAGAAAATTGAAAATTCGGTAGATACAGAAGATGCATTTGCCGATTTCACACAAACAAAACTAGACGTATATAAAGTCGGAGAAGACCAAAAGAATACTTTATATGAAATGATTAAATCAGGTGAAGTTAATCTAATTCATTTCGTGATTGCGTGGCATAACCACAAGTTCGAAATAAATGAGAAATTGATTACTGACGAAGATTATCGTAGATTTATACAGTATATGAAGGTTGTAAGACACAATATGTACAAAGTAACAAAAACTACTGTTTAATTTATCATAATAGTTTTGTTGAAAACGAAGTTATGAAAAATGAAAATTTTGAAATGACATCGTGATAGTTTTTTATATTTGTGATAGATTAAATGGTGAACAAATTATTAGGAGAAAATAAATATGCCAATTAAAAGAGATTTCCAAGGTTATTTTTCACAGATTCAACACGCAGGTAATGCTGGTGGTGATACCGCAAAGAAATCATACAAAGTAGAAAATGCATTCACACCTGTCCTCAAGGATGGTTCGTATGAAGTAGTTATGCGTTTTCTTCCTTCTCACCCAGACGAAATTAGCCCATTCATTGAAAACAGAAACCACATGTTTCAGTTGAAGAATGGTACTTGGTTTGGTTGCGATTGTTTGAGTAAGTTCGGTAAGCCATGTCCGATTTGCGATTATAACCGTGCTATGTGGAAGAAGTATTCAAAAGAAGAAGCCAAAACAAAGACACTTGGCAAGTTTAAGCCAAATTATGTTTCCAATGTTTTGATTGTTCGTAATGACAATGCTCCTGAAACAGAAGGAAAGGTATTCCGTTTTGAATACAAGTCTCTCGTTATGGGTCTAATTTCCAAGGCCATGACTGACCACGAAGACCCAGAAGAAGGCATTATCAAGGGTTATAACCCCTTTGATTGGAAGACTGGTGCAAACTTCATTTTCAAGGGTACACAAGCAGGTAAATTTGTTAAAAACGATATGTCTGCTTTCGGTGCTCAAAAGCCTATCAACAAGTGGGATAGAGCCACAAAGAAGTATGTTCCATTGACAGACGAAGAAATTGACGCTATTGAAGCTCAACTCTACACTCTCGCCGATTGTGAACATAAAGAAAGTGATGTTCGTGATTACCAGGGCATTTTGGATTCTTATTTGAAGAAGAATGGCTCACCACTCGGTGCCGACGAAGGTTTGTCCTTCGGTAATGGTGTTGTTGCTACCACAACAAAGGCCACTGCCGCAGCTACAACCACAGTCCCAGATGATGCGGAATTCACACCAGCCACAGACCCAGTAGTAGATGAAGTTACTGATAGTGACGATTTCTTCAGTAAATTGTCTAATATGTAA